CCAGACGCTCGCGTCGTGCTGGATCTGTGTCAGTGATTCGGGGTCGACCTGCTCGTGCTCGATCCCAGGCTGGTCGTTCTGGCCGGGGCAGTGCGCCGAGACGACCATCTTCCCAGCCTTGACCGCGGCCAGCGAGCCATGCCGCCCCTCGAAGATGTAGCCGTTGCGCGTGACGAGGAAGTTGTGCCCGGAGTCCGACCAGCCGTTGTGTCCCATGTGGTAGTTCTGGACCGAGCGGGCGTAGGCCGCTGCCTCCTCGTAGCTCTCGCCATTCGCAATCCCAAGAGCGTGGCCGGCGGTGTGGTGGAAGATCGCCCGCGATGGCTTGCCGGCGCCTGAGATCGCGTGCTTGGGTGGCTTGGCTCCCCACTCGGCGCAGGGGATGACCCGGAACGGCTTGGGGTTCACGGTTGGTACTTCGGCTAGGGGGCTGGACCCCAGGCAACCTAGGCGCTACTGTCGTAGACAGCGCGTCTGTAGCGTCCCTCCCCAGGACCCGCTGCGGCGCGCTCTTTTACAGCGGCGAGACGGCCCAGCGGATCGTCCAGGGCCGCCCGTCATTCGAGCCGGCGATGTCGATCTTCTGGATGAACACGTCCTGCTGAATCCTCGATCCTCCCCCCGGAGGGGTTCGGAGGATGCGGATCTTGTCCATCAGCTCGCGCTGAAGCACCGCCTCGGTCACGTTCGGGTCGATGGTGTTGAACGAGATCGAAGTGATCCGGTAGAGCGGGTCCTTGTACTTCGCCAGCAATGCAGTAGCGATCGTGGCGCAGTTGGCGTCCGAAGTTGTGGGAACATCCGAAATCGACTGGGAGCGCTTGAAGTACTTGGAGATCGAGGTGGCATCGGAAGCGGTCTGGGTTGCTGCCGCAGTCGGGCCATAACTCGAGCGAGTGACGTTCCACTCGTTGATCAGCTCACTCTCGGAGTAGTCCGTTTCGAGGTCGGTGTAGGCCAACTCCCCCGTGCCGTCTCCGAAGGTCGCCTGGATCGTGTTGTAGGGCGAGGAGCTCCGATGGCCATCAGCGAGAAAAGTGATCGTGCCGCCGGCCGAGACGAACAGGGCCGCGTCGACGTCTTCGGCTTCCACCGCCCTGCGGCACTCCTCCAGCGGTGACTGCCCGCTCATATAGCGGGGGATGACGTTCCTAGTCCCTGCCTGGAGGCTCCGTGGAGCATGAGAGCTGATCGTGTCGAGCACCGCTCCGATTCGCTCGCCTGGAAGCTGCTGAGCGAACCCGCGGTTACGGCCGGCGGTGTAGTGCTCCAGAACTCGCGTTGCACTCAGTCCCACTCGGTAGACCGCTAGCTCGTCAACGTATTGATTCGTGCCGCCAACGTAAAAGAGCGCCATCTGTGCGGAGCCTGCGGTTAAGGCTGAGGGGCGAATCGCCCCCACGAACGCCGAAGCTCCCGCATCGACACCGTTCACATAGACACGTACGTTTCCACCCGTGACAACCCCGACCAAGTGATACCAGGTAGCAGAGACTAGGGCCGCACTTTGGGTCGAAGAGATTTCCGTGCCCGCTGCATTGATCGCCGAGAACTGCGCGCCACCCGCCCCCCCGATAGTGAGCCGCCATTGTCGGAGAACGCCCGAGGTAGAAACCGGGCCGTAGACCAAGTTACTGCCGGCAGTCGGAGCAGCGGCTGTCCATTGGAACCAGCCCTCAACGCTGAAATCGAGCAGACCCCCGGCCTCGCCCGCTTCCCCCTGCTCTAGATCGCCGGTTGTCATGGAATCCCCAGCGGTCATGAGCGCACCTTGCCACGGAGTCGAGTTGTCACCGACGATTGCCCCAACACTTATCGCGCCCGTAGCGCTAGCGTCAGGAACTAAGAGAGCGTTCGCCATCAGCGCTTCCGCTTCTGAACACGCGGACGGGTTCTACGATCAGCGCGCTCTGCCTCTCGCCGTCCGTATTGGGTAAATTCAGGCAGCGCTATCACTATCTCGCTCGGCAGTCGTTGGCGTGACGCAGGATCCTCGTTCATATCCCAGTAGCCCACCGGCCCATCAGTAGCAAGCAGGTCTGCGTAGGACTCTCGCGGCGGGCTCGTCACCGGAAGCGCAGCCTGGGAGAGCACCGAGAACTCATCCGCCGCATTGGCAGTGGCGACAGCATCCGACCAACCTCCACCCGGCCAGTCCTGGCCCCAGGCTGAGACATAGCCCTTGAAGATGTCATCGACCACCCCACTAAACTCGTAGTAGAGCCAGATTCGGTTCAGGGGTCGGATAACATCGGGTAGTGCTGCTGGGTCATAGGCGCGATCGCGGTTGTCGAGCGAAGCCGTAGCCGTGCCAGCGTCGAACTCGGAGTGCTCCGCATCACGTCCCCTCGAGCTGGTGAAGGCGCGGAAGTCAGCGTTCGTGACTTCGGTCCAGTTCGGCGTAGCCACCGAGACATCGTCGTAGGAGATCCGACAACGGGGGATCGGAGACAATCCCTGCCCGGTGACCGTGGCGGTGCTAGTTACCGCTGTGGTCGACGTGACAACAGCAGGGCCGACGCTAGCCAACGCGGACCATCATGAACTCGGGCGAATAGTTGGCGCCCACGGTGACGTTCAGTGCGCCGCCGCTCGACTGAAAGACGCGTACCTCTACGAAGTCGTTCACCGCGAGCGAGTAATCTCGGGACGCCGACTGGACAATCGAGCCGACCGAACCTGCTGCCAGGCGATTGCGAGCGATGACCGTGGTGTTGTTCAGGAACAGCTCCACGATTCGTTCCCCGGTGGTGTTCGTCGCCCACTCGATCATTCCGGTGATGTGGTAGACCCCCGCATAACGGCAAGTCAGGCGCGAGTTGTTGGTGACCGTGTCGTGCATCGTGTCGGCAACGTTGCTCGCCTGGTCGTAACGCTCGGTGTTGAACGCGAGGATCGTGTTCGTGGAAGTCGTGATCGACTGACTGGCGTTGTGAGTCACGCAAACCGCTGGCGGGTAATGAGCATCGAAGATCCCCGTCTCAAGCACGCCCATCCTCGCGGCGCTTGTTGGGTTGGCGACGTTGTTGTCGACCCAGGTCTGCTTGACGTAGGGGTTAGCCACTACGCTCCCCCGAAGGCCGGCCGGCCGTTGCGGTTCTCGAACACCTTCGCCTTACGCCTGAGCTGGTCGAAGATCACCGTGGCGACGTGCTCTCCACCGATGGAGACGGGGATGACCACGTCCCCACCACCGACTTGCTCATTACGGCCGAGACCATTGTAGGCCAGGTTCCAGCCAGGTCGCAGGTAGCCGCCTTTGTCGTACTCCGCGATGTGGATGTGATCGGAGTGCCCACCCTCGCGGTAGCTTGAGCGCACCCCGCCGAAGATCGAGCCGAGCGGGTCATAGAAGGCTTGTCTGATCTCTCTGCGTCCCACAAGCGCCATGAACATCGCCGCCATGGCTCCTCCTGACCCAGCCATGTCGACAGCGCGAGACGGGTTGTAGCCGTGGTCTGAGGGAGTGCCGTGCTTGGTGACCGCGCCGGGCCGATAGCCCGAGGTGACGCGTAGGCCCAGCTTCTCTCCGAAGCCGATCTCGTCCCAGAGCTGGCTGCCGACGTTGAAAGCCTTTCCTTCCGCCGCGCCGCTGCCGCCCATCTTGACCGCCTTCTGAATGCTTCCGAGACCGTCTCCGAAGGGGTTGACCTTGCCGACCGCGCCGCCGATCGCTCCGCCGATTCCACCGAGCACGCCACCGATCTTCTTGGCGTTGTTGATAATCCACTTGAGAGCGTCAACGACCTTCTCGAACGCCGAGGCGAGCGTATGGACCTCGTTCCGCAAACCAGCAGCGGCCTTCTGGACACCTCCTACAACATCCTCAAACAGACCGAACTTCTTGACCACCAACGCAATCGCGGCTGGGATGAGCCCGATGGGCACGAGCAACAGGTACCAGTTTGTGGTCAAGAACTTGACCGCCCTAGAAAGAGCCTGGTACTTGAGTTCCAAATACACCAGCGCCGCCGAAAGCGCCACCACGCTCACGATCACAGCTCCGAGCGGGTTAGCGTCCGCGGCTGCGTCGAACCCGAGCATCGCCCCAGTGCTTCTGACGAGCGCCGGGATGAACTGCTTCACAAACGCCGAAGCGGCAAGCTTGGCGTAGAGGCTTGTGAGCAGGAGGGCTGCGGCCAGACCGGCCAACGCAACCGTGGCGATCTTGGCGATTTCCGTATGACCCTGCATTCCCTCAGCCAATGTCGCAAGTGCCGCTGTCACACCAGTGAGCGCAGGCAGCAGCATCTTGCCGAGTTGTTCCTCGAGCTCCTGAGTTTGAGCCGAGAACCGCGCCATCTGCCCGGCAGTGGTCTCGCTAAAAGCCTGTGCCTGCCCATGCAGCTTGACTTTGACCAGGTCGATGACCTTGGCTGCGGTGACTTGTTTGTCAATCACCTGAGCAGTCGCTTTGGCGCCATCGTAGTGCGCCTTGGCTGTATCTAACGCCGCCTGCTTCTGGGCCTCTTCAGCGGGGGTTAACTTGCCCAAGGATTTGTACTGAGCGTCGATCGCATCCTTCTGTGCGTTATAGGCGAGCTTGGCCTTGTCGGCGTTTGCGGTCGAGGCCTGCACCGTAAGACCGAGCTGTTTCGTTGCCCTCTGCGAGCCCGCTTGGGCCATCGTCAACATCTTGGTCGCTGACAACAGGTCAATGTTCTTGAAGCGCGCGATGTCCATCGCGATGTTCAGATCGACGCGCGATTTCTTGTAGCTCTTGGTAGCGACGATCAGGGACCCGAGAGCGTTCTTCGCATCCTCGTCCGAGAAGCCCATCTTGCGAGTCGCCTTGTCCGCTTGCTCGATCGACTTCGCGTAGGGCTTGATGTTTAGTCCCGCTGTCTTGAACGCCACGGCCAGCCGCGCTTGCACTTGCTCGGCTTCCATCGCCTCATGGACGGACTTCTTGAGCCCAACCGCTAGCCCGCCGGCAATGGCCAGACCGGCAATCCCAGCCGCTTTTCCAACCTTGCTCATCTTCCCCTGCGACTTATCCATTCCGCGATCGAAGTCGCGCGTGTCAGCGCTCAGAACTGCCTGCAGACGCGCGACGGTCGTCGCCACTAGTTCCGCCTCGCTTCCTGATGCCTACGCACGGCGTCCTGCGCCTCGTTCCACATCTGCGCTGCCCTGACCCAGAACAAGGGCTGGTCTTCTACGTCGGCGACGGGGACGCCAAGGGTGCCGGCAATGGCGAAGGCTGAGGCCCATTCGGGGACGTCTCCGCTTGATCCGAAGAGGTTGCTACTGGCGAGGACGAGGGCTCGCTTGAGCCGTTTCCCTCTTCGCTCGAGGGCAGGCCGCCGGTCATCAGTTCTTTCATCAGGTAAATCTTGTCCGGCCAGCTGAAGAGCTCCGCGATCGTCTCGACCGTCACCGGGACTTCGGGACCGCCGTCCTCCTCGACCACGTCCCAGCGGTTGATCAGGTCGAACAGCATCTCGTTCATGCGCGGAGCGTTGGCCTGCTCCTCCTGCAGCGTCCAGTCCTTCATCCAGGCGTCTGTGATCTTGTTGCGGTCGTACCAGAACTTGACCTCGACGCCTTCCCCGAAGTCGACCGTGTGGCCGATGACCCGAGCTCGCCGGATCTGCGCCTTACTGACGGGCATCGATGTCCTCCTGGCTGAGATTCACATGACCGTCCGGCGCTACGAGCGGCTTCTTCGGGAGGTCGTGCTTGATGACGTAGGGCTCGGGCTCCTTCTGCTCGGCGGGCTTCTTCTCGTCAGCCATCTAGACCTCCTCGGGTACGTGGTAGTAGACGAATGACCAGCAGCCGGTCACGATCCCGTGAGCGAGCCAACTCATAGAGCGGCAACCTTGTTCTGAACGCCGATGGTCAGGTAGGTCCCCGAAGACCAAGACGAGTCGAACATCAGATCCCAGGTGAAGGTGACGGTCTTGATCCCGTCCGTGTCATCAGGTCCGGCGATGTTGGTGATCTTGCCGGCGGCGTCGATGATCATCTGGTACTTGGCCGTGCCCGCTCCTGCTACCACAGTCGAGACCGCCGAGAGCCGGATGTAGCTCATCGTCCCCGCTCGAGCGTTGACCAAGTACGCCATCCCCGCAGAGTCGGCTTCCATCGTCAGCTCGATCTGCGCCGTGGGCCGCGTCTCGACCAGGTTCACGTAGGAGGCGTTAGCCGAGTTGATCGCCCAGACCGCTTGGCGAGCGTCGTTGTAGCGGAAGACCGCGTTGAAGTCGCGCGTGACCTTGGTGGTGCCGATGTTCGTGGAGGTCGTGTCCACGAAGACGTCCAGATGTGTGGGCAGGATCGGCGCGTCCTCGATCGCCGTGGCGGTGTCGAGGGCGACGTTGTCCTGGATCTGCTGCCCGATCCCGCTCCCCGAAAGGGTGACTCCAGTCGAGCGGTTGAAGGTGACCTCGATCCCGGTGACGGCGACGAAGGTGGCTTTCTGCGCCCTGGTCGTGGAACCCGTCTCGACCGTGTAGGTACGGATCGTGTCCTCGGATCGAGCCGTGGGCTTGAACGTCCACAGCCTCGCCGTGGTCTCCACCGTCGAGGGCGAGACGTCCTTCAGCAGCGAGGCCAGCGGGTAGATCATCTCCGAGTAAGAACCGACATCCGAGGAGAGCGCCCAGCTGGTGTAGTCGTAGCCGGGGGAGACACCCGAACCGGCCTTCTGGCCCATCGGGGTCATGACGTTGAAGTCGCCGGCCCAGAAGGTCGGCTGGAAGTTCAGGTAGTTGAGGAGCTTCGACGCTGAGACGGCCGTGCCGGGAGACGCGGTGGTCTCCGCTCCAAGCTGGACTCCGTTGAAAAGTGAACTGACCTCAGGCATTCAGCGCTCCTCGTAGCGGGGTTCGAGTGGTACTTCGGCTAGAGCGATGCGAAGATGCCCGAATCTGCAACTACACTGAAACTATGAAAGACCTCATCCCCCTAATGCTGCGCCTTCCAGTCGTTCTCCACGCACAGCTAAAGGAGAGCGCTCGTAGGAATGAGCGCAGCCTCAACCGCGAGATCGTCTGGCGGCTTACGAAAAGCTTCGAGGGCTATCGCCGCTAAGCAGCCCTGATTCGGTAGAGCCCGCCCGACTGCAACCAGACCGACCCGTCGCGTTCGGTCTGGGCCGGGTTCGGCTCCCCTTCCTCGCGAAAGGAGTGGATCGAGAAGCCACCGGAGCTGACTTCGCGGCCGTGGAGAAGTGCATCAATGCGCGCACCGATCGCGTTGACGGTCGTCCGGTCCGGGACTTGTGCAGCGGCCGGGATGTGGTCGCAGCCCCGAATGTGGTAGAGGCAGTCGGTCCAGACCCGGAAGAGGCCGATCACCATTAGGTCGTGAGCCTCGAGCCGGTCGACGCGCACGAACGGGGCCGCGTTGGCGTCCCAGGTCACTTCCGGCGTGACGTCGCCGTCGCAGAACGCCATCAGCGCAGCGTCGGCAGCCAAGTATCCGACCAGCCACTCGGTGATTGCGTCTTCCTGTAGAACGGTGCTCACAGCAGGGACCAGCCCCAGAGCAGCGCGATCACCAGCACAGCAGCGATCACGACCATGCAAAGCTCAGAGATTGTGATGTTCATGTCACCTCCTTACGCTCGCCTTACGACGGATCTTCCCTTCGAGATGGGTCCCGAGATGCGCGACAAACGCCTTGTTCGCCTTACGCGCTGCAGGACGCATGAAGGGCATCGCCCGGATGTTCACGGTCCCGTACTCGAAGAACCTCAAAATCCAGGGGTCGTCGCCCCACTTCTCGGTATGCGTGAATGCCGAGATGCGCGCTGACTGGTGACCGATGCGCTCCTTGTCGATTCCAACCTGAAGCGCGTAGCCGCGGGTGGAGGCTTGACTCTCAGCCTTGCTCTCGGCTTCCGAGGCTCCTAGTTCGAGCCAGACCTCCCGCGCCTCTTGCACGGATTCCCAGCCGGCCCTCTTGACCGCCGGGAAGTTGCTCTCGATCTTCATGCGGCTCTTAGCCATCAGCGCGCCACCGGCTTAGGACCTGGATCCGCCACAGGAGCTTGGCACTTGCTCGGGCTTGCACCAGCTGCCTTCTGTTGCGCCAGATGCGCCTTGGCCTTGGCGTTACGCGGCTTGTGGGCGCGGTGCCTCTTCACCCGCGACTTCAGCTTCGGTTTGCCCTTGGCGTGGCCCTGCGCCATCGGCCTAGCCGCCTTGCCGGGACGGGGCTTTGCCCTGTGTCTAGCGACCCGACACTTGAGCGTCTTCTTATGAGCCATAGGTAATCCACTCATCCGGGTAGAGGCGGCGCATGGCGCGAGTAGCAAGCATGTCCTGAAGGCGATGGATGGACGACATGAACTCTGCCGGCTCGTCGGGGTGCTGAATCTCCAAGAGTGAGTAAGCCTCAACCGCTTCACAGAGAGCGTCCATAACTGCTTGCTCCATGTCGGAGAGACCATCTACCCGAGCCATGGGTCGCTGTACCAACTGGCGATCTCGAGCGCGGATGGAGGCAGGGAGAGCATCAGCGTCACATCCCCTCCGCCACCAGGGGCGGCCGTGATGTCCTCGCGGTAGTGCTCGACGTCGCGGTCGATCGTATAGGCGACCGCATCAAGTACGGCCTGGCGCAGGTTCCCCGGAACTTGAGGGAAGCCCCAAGTTCCCGTCACCTGCACCCATTGCCCCGGCACCAAGTACAAGTACGAGGTCGGCTTGATCTTGATCTTGCGGATCGGCTGCCAGGCTTGGCGAATCTGCGGCAGGGTGATCAGGTCGGTGGAAGCGAAGGTCTTGATCGAGGTCGTCTGGTCGCTGGCGAAGATCGTCATCGGTGAGCTAGTGGAGAGCACCGACATGTCGCCCACGCTCACCGTGTTGCAGTAGTCCTCGACGTAGAACATCCTCGAGGAGGACCCGGCGGTGATCGGCTTGAACTCCCGCTCGGCTTCGTCGTGCATGCGCTGCGAGATGTCATTGATCACCCGTACCAGGTCGAGGTCTTCTCCGGTGTCGATGTTCTGCTTCTGCAGCCAGTCCTTCGTCTCCGCAAGCCCTACGAGGGCGCGATCCGAGAGTCCCGCGTTCGAGGTGAACTCGGACGGATCGACGGTGTACTGGTACTCCTCAGCTGCTTCGGCCCCACCGGTCCCCTCGGCCCGGAAGAACCAGTAGCCGGAGCTCGTAGCCGAGACGCCAGGGCTGAGCTTGAAGACACCTGCCGACATCCGCGCAAGAGGCGTAGAGGCCGATGTGAGCGTGGCGGGAGAGCTGGCCGTGGTGACAACCGTCTCGACGCCGGCCGGGTCCTGCTGTCGGACGACAATCTGGCTTGGGTCGGTGCCAACGCCTCCGATCGTCCAACTGAACTGCGGCTGTAGGCGGTCGCCAATGTCCTTGTGCTCGATCTTCGCCACGGTTGGTACTTCGGCTAGGGGGTGGTATCGGTGATCGTGAGCTCGGTGCTGCCGCCGTCGCTCTGGTCAACGCCAGTGCTCGAGGAATCAGCCGCCGAGGCATCCGAGCTCGGAGCGTCTGCGATCGCCAACGCAATCGTGGAAGCGTCCGAGAGTAAGAGCTGAATCGTGTCAGCGTCAGTCACGGTCAGCGAAGCCGCGAAGGGTCCGATCAACTGACCGACAAGAGCGGCGACGAGCGAGCCCGTGACAGAAACCGTTGCAGTCAGGCGGTGAGTGATCGACTTGGTGATCGTCGCCGTCAGCCCAACCGTCACGCTGAGCGCGAAGTTGACCCGCCGAACCATCGAGGCGGTTACAACCACAGAGGTCGCGGTCATCGTCTTCAAGAAGACCCTGATCGCCGCCAGAGTGGCCGTAACCGCTACGGAGGTCGCGGTTAGGCGCTTCCCTACCTGCTTCACTAGAGAGGCAGAGAGAACCACGCTGGTCGCGGTTAGAGGCTTCCCGACTAGCTTGACCATGCTCGCGCTCACAACCACCGATGTGGCCGTAAGAGTGCGAAGGATCACCTTGATCGCCACCATCGACGCCGTGACTACTACCGTCGTCGCGGTCAAGAGCTTGTTCACCTGCTTCACGATCGAAGCGGTCACTACAACGGTAGTCGCACTGCGTGGGATGTTCACCTGCTTGACGATCGAGGCCGTAACCAGCACGGTCGTCGCGGTCAAAGCCTTGAGGATCACCTTCAGCGCAACCATCGACGCGGTGACGACGACCGCCGTAGCGCTCAGCAGCTTGTTCACCTGCTTGACGAAGCTCGCCGTCGCCACAACCGAGGTTGCGGTTAATGGCTTGTTCACCTGGCGCTGCATCGAGCCAGTGGCCACCACTGCGTCAGCAGTTAGCGGCTGATTGAAGAGCGCTGCACCGACCGTACCCCTGTCGAGCTGCGGAAAGCCGAGGAAGATTCCCTTGGGCTTGTTGAACTTCCGCAGAGAGAGCATCAATGGACGAAAAGCAGGAGCGGACCCGACCCCAGCAGCAGTCGCTACCTGTTTGACGATCGCGGCGATGTGCGAGTTCGGCGCCGAAGTCGTCCACGACCAGGACATGACGCCGCTGGTGGTGTTCGAGGATCCCCGGAACTCGCCGCCGGCTGAAGCGAACGCCACCGTCGCGTAGTCACCGACATTGCTCCCGGTGACAACCGGGGTATGGCCCGTCGAGTCAAGGCCGAGAACGTCGACCGTCAGATCGCCTGAAGCGAAGCCGGTAGGCGTGTGGCTCGCTGTCGTGCCCGAGTCGGCCGAGCCTTTGCCGGCGGTCGAGAGCGGCGTTACCTGGTCGACGCCATCGAAGACGTAGCAGGCGACTCCACAGCCGCCGCTCGATCCGGTGACTGTGCAGGTGACATTCGCCGTGCTGGTTGCCGGCGCGACCAGATACCAGATTTGCGCTCGGGTGAACGTCGTGGCCTGTGTGTCATCGAGCTTGGTCAGGCCGGCCGCGCCAAAGGTGACCGCCGTGCCGGGTTCCGCCGCGAGCTCGCTGGTAAGGCAAACCACGAGCAGCCGGTTCGCGCCTGCCCCGACCGTGATCGAGGTCGTGGTTCTAGCGTTGTTGTTGGTGACCGGGAAGCCGCCCTCAAGGGTGACGGCCATTTAGCAGCCTTGCTGCCAGCTACTTGGTACCGAGCCGGTGTTACCGCAGAAGGTCGAAGCCGTCACGGGCCGAGGAGGATCGAAGCCGGTCACGGACAAATCGAAGCGGTTGTTGCGAAGCGCCCAGCCGACGATCGAGCCCTTGGCGACGTTCGTGCCGTTGTTCGAGGTACCGACGTCCCCGACGTGAACCGACTCGTACATGATCCCACCGCCGAGCGAGTAGGTGACGCCGAACTGGTTGCCCTCGAGCGTGACGTTCCCATAGGCCGGCGGCAGCGGCGACCACCAGGAGCCGTAGGTAAAGAGCACGTCGAACACCGCGCAGTTCGTGAAGGTCGAGTTGCGGATCGTCATGTAGGGGACGACGATCGCGTAGAGGCATTCGAGGTGTACCCCGTCCGTCTTGATGACTGCGTCGTGGAAGCGGACGTTGTCGAAGACGAGGTGGTCGCCATCGACCAGCGCGGCCTTCTCGTCGACCACGTTGCCGATGCTCATGTTCAGCCACTTGTCGCGGTCGCCGCCGCCGTTCTCGACGCAGGCACCGCTCGACTTGACGCCGCCGCAGTCCACGTTGAGTCCGTCGAAGGTGAGGTCGGGCGAGCCGGAGTGGATGCCTCGGACGACGTTGCCCGTGACGCCCTTGAACGTGAGGATCTTCGTGCCGGCACCCTGGGTCGCCTGGTAGCCGCCGGCGAAGCTCTGCTGAGGCAGCGTGCCCGTCACACCGATCACGTCCCCTGACTGCGCGGCGGTGTAGGCCGCGGCGAAGCTCGGGCAGGAGACACCCGCCGTGAGGATCACCGGAGTCGCGGAGCGCGAGCAGCCGCCGGCACCAGGCGCGACCCAGAGGTTCGCCGTGCCGCTCGGTGGAGGCGGTGGAGGCGGCGGCGGGGGAGCGGTCGTCGTTCCTACCGTGACGGTGACTGTCTGCGTAACCGTGTCGTGGACGGTCTCGGTGGTCGTCGGTCCCGTGACTGTCTGGTCGGTGGCCGTGACACACTCGCCGGAGATCTCACCGAGCGGGTTGCCGTTATCCAAGATCGTGTGGGTCGGCGTACAGGCGACGTGCTCACCTTCTCCGACTGCAAAGGTGGACGCGACGAAGCCTCCTGCTGCCAGTAGAGCGAGCAGCGGGAGGAAGAGCCAGCGACGCTTCATGTCATCGCGTTGACGGCGAGATCCGTAACCGTGCAAGCTTCGGCAGTAGAACCTGAACGCTTGGCGTCGATATGAATGTGGCCCGCCAGAGTGCAGTCGACATTGGTGACAGTAGCGCCCGTAGCCGTTGGCATCACCATCGGGTTATTTGACCCCGTAGTCCAGAATCCGATTACCCCATCCACCATAAGGTCTCCGTAGCAAGCAAGGGGAGATGCCGTCGGAACAAACGTAGAAGCATCGCCCCTGGACTCGACAATGACATTCATCACGAAAGACGCCACTTTGGTAGCTGCGCCAGCGAGAGCAGCGGAAGTGCAGATGATCGTTCCGCCTGCGTCGGTTGGGGCTGCTCCTGTCTGGTGGCGAACTTCAAACGTCCAGTTGCCGGGAGTAGCGGCATTCGTAAGAAACCCGTTCAGTCGGATCCACCAACGTCTTCCGGGCTTGAGCCAGTAGTCGGCGGGAAAAGCGAGGTTCGTAGCCGGAACCCTGAGAATGGGAACCAGGCTGATTGAGGTCGTGATTGGAGCGACGGAAGTGAAGTTCCCCGACTGAAAATAGGGATCTCGCGTCTCGTGATAGTTCTGGGTCTCGCCGGCCATTAGGCGAAGATCGCCTTGATCGTGAACTGGATCGAGTCGCCCGATGCCAGCCCGATCCCGGTGAAGTCTCCCTTGAGGAACAGGGTTCCACCCGAAGCAGCGGTGAAGAGGCCAGCGTTCGTCACCGTGCCTGCTCCTGTAGCGGTTCGGGTTCCGACCACCTGGTAGGTGTCGTTCGTGACTGAGGTCGTCTGCTGGGTCGAGGTCCCTACGGTGTGATCAGTCCCCGCCGAAGTCGTGAGGTCAACCAGCTTCTCGGTGAAGAGGGTTGTATCGGTAACCGCTGCAGTTCCCGCCGCGGTCCCCCAGCCGATGTTCTTTGGCTCGGCCGTGCCCGCCGCACCGAGGCGGTTGGTGATCACGTCGCGTCCGCCGTTCGTTACGACAGTGGCCATCTACTTCTTCCCCTCTAGGAGTTGGAGACCGAGTCCAGCTGCTTCCTCGGCCAGGTTCGCGGAGACCTTCGCGTCGGTCTGTTTCGGGTTGGCGGCGTAGGCCGAAGCCTGGTCCTTGATCTGCTCAAGTCGCTCGATGATCCGCTTCTGGTTAGCGGTTGCCACGAATTCTCCACAGCAACCGTCTCAGCGGGTTCTTGTGCCAGTACGAGACGACGCCCAGATCCTCGCGCGATCCGTCAGCGCGAATCACTACGGCTTCAATCGTCGCCTGCTTGAGCGGAACCTTCGCCTCGATGTTTCCCACGCTTGGTACTTCGGCTAGGCCGCAGTGAGACTGGCTGAGTCCTCTTGCCCGATGCGGCGGATCGGCATGGTGTGACCGGGGCCAATCGTCAGCGCGATCCCCCAGCCGTATTCGTCCATCCACTGCGGAGCGCACCACATCGTTCCGACGTGACCCAAGTGCGTATCGACGTCGACATGGATCGTGAACCCCGCCTCGCGGACGTGGCGGCAGAACTCCAGATCCTCGTTGTGGTGTCCTCTGCTTGTAGTAAAGGGCCGCTCGGGCACCGCATCGAGAACGCGCTTCGAGATCAGCATCCCGGCGCTGCCGGCGGCGTAGACCTCCACCAGCCCGTGTTGAGGTAGGTCGACGTAGACCGCGTGGTGCCCATCCTCGTCCTCACTCTTGTAGACCACCGGGTTGAACGGGGCCGAGCGTTGAAGGCAGTAGGGCACGACCACATCGGCGTTATGGAGGAGGAGCTTTTGCACGATGTCGCCGTCGAAGACGTGATCGTCGCCCATGATCCAGAGCCACTCAGCCCCACTCTTGCGAGCCGCTTCGACCATGTCGTTGCACTGCTTGACGATGTCCATCCCCGGCTGAATAAAGGGCTGCGTGCCTTCGGGAAGGTCCAAGACCATGAAGGTCATGAAGAAGTGCGCGTAGCGCATCAGCTCGCCGCAGACGACTCCGACCATCCCGCCGCTTGCCTTCTTCTGGGGGAACTGGTGGGTCGTCAAGCGACCTTCTCCTTCGTCCAGTCGGCCAAGAGCTCGGGGTGCTGCAGTGGATCCCAAAGGCCGGCGATCTCGAACACGACGCGGAAGCGCCGCAGTGCCTCCGCGCCGGTCTCGTCAGGAGCAGTCAAGCCGTTGTCCTCGATGAACTCCCGATAACGAATCAGCAGGGCCTCGAGCTTCGCAATCTCGTAGCGGTGCTGCTGGCTCATCCGCGCCATGATGAGAGCCATCTGCTCGTCCGTCACCGCTCCACCCCCTGGAGCGCCACGTCAGCGTCACGCGCACCGCAGAAGAGGCGATTGCGCTGGATCCGCTTGTCGTCCCGGAACAGGCACATGTGCTCGAAGCGGTGTGAAGCTAGAAGGATGTGGCTCTGAGGCATAGGGTAGAGGCCGATTCCACCCCAGAGACCTACCCGCGTTCCGTTTGCTCGTTCTGCCGAATAGATCCAGTGGTGCTGTTCGCAGCGCATGTCCTTCATCGAGCGGAAGATGAGCGGATTCCTTCGGGTGATCTCGCACTCCGAGACGTGCCAGATGTTCGGGGCGCTGATGCTGATGTCCCGGTCGGGGTTGTTCGGCTCGATGAACTCCACCATGATCTGCTCGACGTCTCGCTGAGCGACTTCGGCGATCTCGCGGCGGATCAGCTGCCGTTCCCCGGTGATCTTCCAGTCGGCGTCGAGCACCATCACCCAGTCCGATCCCTCAGCGGCGTGTCGTAGGACAGCGTTTCGCTTCTCCACCTGGCCCTTCCACAGTCGCGGCTCGAGGAACTCGACCTTGAGTTTGCGCTTCTTGCACTCGTCCTCGATCGCCCTCTTCTGTGCCGGCGGGCTCTCCGGGGCTCGGTCGTGAATCAGCTCGTAGGCTCCGTCCGCGGCGACGATCCGATCGCAAATCACGGCCGCACTCTTGACGACCTGACGCAGTAACGCGGCTGGTTCGTCAAACCAACAAAGCATCGCCGTGATGATCATTTCTTCAGCGACCAGCAACTAGAAAGCCCTAGGCCCTTGGTCTCTTCAGGGATGCGATAGCTGCCCATGTAGGTAGCCAGCAGGTTCGCGTTCGCTGCCATCGCCACTACTTCGGCCCGAGAGTAAGCGTGGACGATCGGCGCTCCGTGGTCGACGCGACTCGCGAAGATCGCAGGATCGGCCTTGCAGTGCTGCTGGAAAAACTGCGACTCGGTCGAGTAGACCATCATCCGGATCTCGCTGTGCGGGCGTAGAGCTCGGGCGAGCTTCCGCAACGCCGGGACGGGATGCTCGAGATGGTGCATCACGCCGGCAGCGTGGATGTGGTCGAAGAAGCTCTTGGGCAGGGACCAGATCAGGCCCAGATTCATCACCGTGCAGCGCTCCTCTAGCCCGTGTGCGCGCAACCTAGCCCGTAGGGAGGTAAGACCCTTAGCCGACACGTCAGCGGCGTAGACGCGCTTAGCGCCGTTCAGCAGGAACTGGATCGTGTCGTGTCCCGGACCGCAGCCGAAGTCGAGGATCTGGTAGCCGGGATAATCGACCGGCATCAAATCAAGCAAGCCGGGATAAAGCCCGTTGCGCCACTCGATCAGGTCGAGCGATTCCTCTGCGCTGATGTCCTCCGGAACCTCCGCTACCTGGTGCTCGTTCCAGAAGTCGATCGACTCAGCGTTCGTCGCCAACCTTCTCCCCTGGAGGCAGTGAAGTCGTCGGCTGGAAGTAGGAACGGCAGGCCACGAGCTTGGGGTCTCCCTCGGGCAACAGCTCGCCCTTCTTGAAGTGCCAGGGAATGCCGTCCTGCACCGCTACGCCGGTATCGGTTGCTCGGTAGTAGCGGGGAGGATGCTTGCGCGGTCGGGCCAAAACGGTCTCCAAACGTCGAGGGGCACCCAATCTTCGGGTGCCCCTCGGACGAATATGTGCGCCGTTTAGCCCCAGCGCAGCTTGTGCTTCTCCGCGGCGTACTTCTCCCCGCGTTCCCGCTCCTTGTCGGAGCCGGCGTCATCGGGGTTCGGTGCGCCCGCCTTGGCCAGAGCTCGGCCGGAAGGCGTGTCGTAGCTTGCATGGTCCTTGCCCGGAACGTATTTGTCCGGGTCCGGTGCATCCGGAGGCGAGGGGATCGCCTCCGGCTCAGCCGGTGCTTTTGGTTCGTCCTTGGTGAGCGGCATCTCTATGCCAGTCTCAGTGTGACGAAAGCGTTGGCGTCGAGCACCTTGGCGCCGTTGCGCCAGTAGGCATACAAGCCTCTCTGGCCTGTCGGCATGTTGTTCGTGACATCGAACAGGTGCGGGATCGTCTCGATGTTCATCCCAATCCTGTCGATGATCTTGTAGTAGCTGAAGTCCCCGACCACGATCAGCTTCTGGCCGGTCGTGAAGGTGGACGACATGGCGCTGGACTCATACGCCGGGAAGCCGAGCACCGTGGTGTTGTAGCCACCGGGCGTCGGAACCTGGTCGGAGAGGCCCTGGCGCAGGTTGTCGACCCAGATGTTCGAGCCGGAACCGGCACCCACGCCCGCGTCGAAGGCCCGGATCTTCTGGGCGACGGCGCGGTTGAAGACGATGCTCGCGTTGGCGCGGAAGCGCGGCGGCAGAGCCGTCTCCAGGTTGTAGAGGTCTCCCACCGCGAGAGCCGTGGTGGAAGCGGCCGTGAACAGCGTCGTGGCACCCGTGATCACGCCGAAGGGCTCGTTGGAGCCCGAGCCGAGCGCGAACTTGGTTGCCTCGAGCGTGTCCTTGGCGTCCTGCAGCAGTCTCGCCATCGAGCTTTCGAGGCCACCCCAGTCCTGGCCCACCTCGATCGAGAACGGAATGAAGGCCACTGCCTTCTCCGTCGAGATCGTGGGCTGGGCGAGTGTCGGTGCGTTGTCCGAGGCCGGCGCCAGCTCGGCACCGTAGGCCGCGACCACTGCACCCGAGGAAACCCCACGCCACTCGTCGACCGGGACCTGTTCCACGTTCCCGATCGCGCGGAACGGGTTGATCGCCAAGTTCGAGGTCGGGATGATCGTCGGGTCGAGCACGAACGGCACCGCGAAGCCGCCGGAGGCACCCGTCAGGGAGAGACCACGGCTGATCTCGAGCGACCTCATCTCGTCTTGCGAGAGGAAGCTGCCCTTCAGGTACTTGCCGAACGCCTTCTTGTAGTCGGGTGAGCCGGTGACGAGCATGTGCCGTGCGATCTGCCCGTCGTCGGAGTCGTGCTCCTCGACCAGAGTGCTGGCGTAGTGCTTGGCCGCGTCCTGTCCGACGCCCTGCCGGAAGGTGACCTTGTCCTCGATCACAACGCGAGCCCGATCCTTGAACTGCTGGCCTTCCTTGGCCGGATCGAAGTCACGCTCGATCGTGCTCAGGTCGAAGGGCCGGTCACGCCACTGGGCGTTGCCGACCTGGAAACCACCGAGGCTTGAGCGCTCCTGGTTGTCTCCTGAAGCGGCACTGCGCTGGAGCTCGGCCATCCGCTCCTCGCGGCGCTTGAGCTCGATCCGCTTCTTGTAGTCCTCGATCGTCTTGTTGGTGCGATCCCAACGATCGGCGACGTCTTCGGGAAACTCTTTGTCAGGGTACTCCTCCTGCATCCGCTCGAGGTCTTTGACCATCACATCGAGCTCAGCTTCGAGGGTCCCTAGCGTCGAATCTGCCATCTTGGCACTTCCTCCTCTCGTTCTTCGGGGACTTCCTCCGCTGAGTGCGGCGGCTCGTCCTCGAGAGGAGTGGTGCGCTCGACTTCGTCGACGTCCGGCTCTTCTGCGCGATCGAGTGTCGCGGCTCCTGTTTCCTGAAGCAGGCGACGAACTTCGGACTGCTCCAAGAACGTTCTGACAAACACTTCGTCGGTGTCACAGCGCACCATCGAGGTGGTTTCGCTGTAGGCGGCAAAGGGTGTGGGGCCGATGTCGCGCAGCCTGATCTCGGTGCGCGTTACTTCGGGGATCCCTTCGGGGTTGAAGTCCGATCTCGCTGGCCGGTAGTCGATCTTCTCCTTGATCGAAGCGCCGCGGAAACTTGCGCCATAGACGCCGGCACGAAGACCATCGAGGAGAAGCCCCGGCAGCGAACGAAACAGGCTTACCCGCCCAATCGCCTCGTCGTTGGTCTCGGAAATCGACTCGATCTTGCCGAGCACGGTTTGACCGAGGCTCGGATCCTTGCCGTGGCTCAGGATCGCCCGGACGTTTCCCAGGTTCTCCTTGATCGACTTCTTGAAGGCGCCCGGAGAGACGCGCTCCATGAAGTGACCCTCGATGGGAGAGTCGATCTCGGTCCAGCGATTGAAGAGCGCGAATTTCATCGTCAGCGTCGGCGGCGCGTCCTCCTCCACTGCTCGTTCGAGCTCAAGCGAGGGAAAGACGGCCCTGTAGATGTCACCGACGCGCGGGAGTTCGTTCTCCACGCTTGGTACTTCGGCTAGCGCACTAGTTAAAGCGCGGACGCCCTCCCGCCCACAGGACTACTCGAGCCCTCATCGTCCGCTCTTACTCGAGTGTCCCACGAATAGGTCGTGGAGCCGGCTGTGGTTGGGAGGGGTGTGGGACTAGGTTACTACGGGACTATGACGGGAGTGGCCGAGCCATTGCTCGAAGGCGCACTCTGAGTCCCGGGAGGCTGCAACTGCACCGAAACTAGCCCTGAGTGGACGAGGCGCGAGAAGTCGTCTGAGTTGATCGCGTCGATCGAGGAGGCGGCGGTGAAGCCCGCCTCGATCAACTGCCTGATCGTGGTCGCCTTCACTCCCTGGATGTCCGCCGCGTCCTTCTCGTCTTCTCTTAGGAAGGCGATGTCGCGGTCGTCGTACCAGAGCTCCGCTCCGGGCGGAACCTTGACGATGTTCGAGAGCGAGCCAGCCATGTTCCGCCACAAAGGTCGCATCGTCCCGTCCGCAAAGGAGCGGCGGGCGAGCGCGAAGTTGCCCGCGTTCAAGGAGGCTCCCTGCAGACCCTCGGACAGTCCGACGATCACAGGATGAACACGAGCAGCTGCCGCTATTCGCGTCTCGCCCGCACCCTGGGTGATCTTGAAGTCCATCTGCTGGAAATCGGCTCCTACGGTGGTGACATCAGCCCCTCCACCCAAGACCATCGACTTGTAGGCGTTGCCAACACCCTCGTAGGAGGCCCGGAACTTCTCGACCCAGGACTCGACCGCCTCCTTGCGGACCGAGTCGGGCATCTTGATCACCATGTTCGGGGTGGCGCCGTTCTCGAAGAACTTGACCTTGTGCGAGGTCGCCATCGAGTCGGACACGATCTCCCGCACCACCCCAGTCACCCAGGACATGCCCCGGAAACGTGCTTCAGGGTCCTGCATCGGGGCAAAGTGGGCGATCTCCTCACGCAGGAATGGGATCGGGTCGTGGTCTGCGTACATCCCGCCGGGGTGGTAGAGGTAGCCGAGCACGTCGGCGTCGTACTGGTTGACCGCGTCCTCGGCGTCGTACTGCGAGCCCATCACGATCGTCACCCAGTCGGGGCGAAGCCTCCTGATCCGGTCTCCGTCTCGCAATCCGAACCAGTTTCCGGCGAGATCGGCATCCACCATCGCCCTGGAGAGCAAATCTCCAGTGGTTTCCGAGCTGCTTGAACCGCCGGGCTGCTCGAGCAGCGTCAGGTCTTGGGTGCCGAACAGGTTCCCCGGCCGGCCCTTGCGGATCTCACGGAACTGAAAGCGGGCCTCCGAGAAGATCATCTGCCGCACCAGCATGCAGGCCATAACGATCCCGTTCGACTTGTAGGCACCCCGAACGAGGCCCTGGAAGTCGTTTCCGATCTCCTCCTTCTCGCCTCGGAGGGTCTGGTTGAGCCCGTAGGGGTAGACGTTCCCGTTGTAGGTGAACAGCTGCTGGTAGGCGTCCCAGCCCAGGGGAACGGTGTAGCCGCCGCGCTCGACGACTTCCTGTTTGCGGCGCCAGGGGACGAGCTTCATCGCTTCCTCTTCTGCTGCTTAGGCTTCGGTTTCGGTGGCGCGAATCCGAGCGGGTGCTTGCGCTTTCGGCTCTTAAAGCGGTTATCAAGACCGCCGTAGCTTCCAGGGCTATACGTTGGAATCCAGACGTATCTGTCTTCGTCGCTCACCGTTTGGTACTTCGGCTAGGGCCTAGAAGGCCATCACGATCGGCTCGGTGTTGGCGATCACCGAAGAAGCCCGCCAAACCGCAAGAGCCATCGCCGGTACAGCGTCGATCGGAAGCCGCCCGTCAAGTCTCCGCACACGCCGGAGCTCACCGCCGGCCACGCTCGGATCTCCCGCCAGTCCTCGGTCGGCTCCCGCGTTGGCAACGTGCTGACGCAGCACCGGATCCCCGCGATGCCGAAGCCTTCGCTCGGTTGCGAGGTTGAACATCGCCTGCAGCGCCACGCGCATCTCCTTCGAGCTCGGCTCTACCGGAAAGATCAGTGGATCGGGTAGCCGCGCAGCGACGATGTCCATCGAGCGATCGAGGTAACGCGGGTCATAGGCCGCTTCCTCAACCTCGAACTGGTCGAACAGATCAAGCACGAACGACTCAACGTCGTCGAAGTCGATCTTGCCTCGTTCGTGAAGAACATGACAGGCAATGTCCTTGCGAACGCTGAAGACACGGGCGTCGACGTCCACCATCCCATTCTCGTCTTGGCTTGCCCAAGCGACGACGGTTGTGTCCCAGGTCCGCGAGCCGTCAGCGCCGATGTACGCATTCGGTCCGACGCTCGAAGACGGATCAGCTAGCCCATCCCAGTCATCGAGGTCAATAAACGGCTCTTTACCCTCGTCCCTGGTGGCGATGTTGCAGGTAAACCGCCGCCAGTGGGTCTCGGTCATCGTCGGGTCAGCGAGCTTTTCCTTCAGCAGCTTGATCGTGACCGTCGAGAGCGGGTTAGCAGCCTTAACCGCCTTCGCCTTGAGGATGTCGTCGACGTTACGGACAGACCAATCGTGCAAGATGACCTGGTCGGTCGAATAGCGGCAGAAAGCTCCTTTGTCGATGACCGCGGTGGCGTCGGTCTTGATCTTCTCGCGTGTCGTCTCGAACTCATGCCCCGGTTCGCCGGCCGTCGAGATCACAACCAGTCTTGCGCCTTGTTCCTCCTCGTCCCAACCCGCGAAGACATCCTTGACGAACAAGAGCTGGAACGGTTCGAACTTCGCAAGCGCGCCGCTGTCCAGAACTAGGTGAGAACACCACTCCTCGAAGTGTTTGAGCGTGAATATGGGTGAGCCCCTGCGCTTGTTCAGCTTGCCAGTCCAGGTACGAGCAAGTGACAGATCCTTGTGGCGGTGGAGCTCGTCTAGGAAACCAAGCGGCCACGGGATCACGCCATCAGCGGTGCCGGCGTCCGCAGCGTGAATCTCAATCTGCCCGACGACCTCGCCGCGTTTCGTTTTCCCCGGCCTCCGCAGTTGGACTTGCCGGTATCCATCGAAGCACTCGAACCAGAAACCCTCAGCGTCCGGGTTGCTCAACCCCGAACGCGTAACAAAACCCTTCATCTGGCGGTACATGATCTTCGCCTGGTCGCGGGTACTCGCAGCAACCGGAATCGAAGACTCGCCGCCGAAGCGCAAACCGTACAAGCCGAGCGCCGCCATCAGCGTTGTCTTGCCGTTTCCTTCGGGTACGACCAGCCAGAGAACTTGAGCGCTCATGTGAGTGTGTTTCGCGAAAACCTATGACGGGGTCTTTGAGAACTTTTTTCCGTAAGCCCCCCACCCCCCCTCCTACCTTTGGAGGAGTTGTGAGATCGACACAGAACCTGCACATCAGCGAGCGTGAGGTTCGTTCTTTTTTTTGGGTTGATGTGGTCGACCGTTAGATCCATGTCAGTACATCCGGGTACCGAGCACCATGGCTGTGCTGCCTTGGCTTGGGCTGCCAGTGCCTGCCACCTAGGGCCATAGCCACGGGCATAGCTGGAGCCGCGCCGCTTGTCCCTGTTAGGGCATGAGCCTTGGTGGTGGGTGTTGCAGTGGAGGCAGAAGCGGAGGGTCAACGCTGCATCATCTCCTGTTCCAAAGCAGCCACCAGCTCCTCGCTACCGATAGACCCAGGTCGATGCCGGCGCCGCTCATACCGCGCAGACGGCCTAGTGCTAAAGAACCTTCGACCCACCTCGAACACCACATGATCACTAGTCATGTAGTTCGCACATCGACCCATGCTCCTCGACTTCTGACGTAGGTAGATAGCTAGGCCAGGAGCATCCAGGCCATTCGGGATGGAGAACTTCTTCACTGCTCCATCAACTCCTCACGCAACTCGCCTAGCTGCTGGGCTACCTGCTTCCTCGTTACCCCCATCTCCCTTGCTACCTCTCTTTCGCTGTAGCCCAAGGAGATCCGAAAGGCCACCTCCGTCAACGTGATCCATGAAGCTGTGGTCAGGGCCATCGAGTCGATCCTCGAGGGGGACGAAGCTGGGCAGGGTGCGCTCATAGACACGATCGTGGAAGGCCCATTTGGTGCGACCGTTCCTGCTTCGCTGCCAGTCGTTGAGCCGTTGGCGCAGGATGCGGACGAGGTAGATGCCGAAGCGGGATGGGAAGTCTCCTCGCTCATAGGTCAGGCTGAGCTCCCACGAGGTCTCGACCAGAAAGGCGAGGCAGTCTTCGCGGTCGTGGTAGTCGAGATCCAGGTTGGCACGGCGAAGGACGTTGACACAGACGGCCTCGACATCATCGAGTTCGTGCAGTCTCAGCTTGGCGTTCAGCACCAGGCCGAACACTATGGATGGGGGTAGACGGGATCTGTTGGCGTTTTCGGCGAAGCCGCTCTCGGTAGGGGATGTAGCGGGATTTGCCGAATGGCTTACCGCAGGAGCACTTCCAATGAGGCTTGAAGGTGAAGACCGAGATCCAATGCCGACCGCACTCGGTACAAGTCCAGCCGTGGCAGGTTGCTGCTGGGGAGTAGCCGCGGACGTCGAGGCGGTGCTTCTTTCCAGTCGCGGGCTGAGAGGAGACGATATTCATCTGGGCGTCTAGCCGAGGGCGGCGAGAGCGGATAGTCATGGGTTGGCCTTTCGAGCGAGAACCTTGACCGGAGCAAAGTCGCCACGCACAGCATGGAACCTGAACTCTTCAAACCACTCACGGCTACCGCAATCACGACACGGAGGAGGAATACAACCGTCGATGCACGGAAGCGATCCGCCAATCGGATCGAACAGTGACGCCGCTAGCACGGTGTCCATCCACACGTCTCGTATTAGCCGATACAGGTCAGCGCCGCAGCGACCGCAATAGACGATCTCGCCCTGAATCGCCAGGATCACGCTGCTCGAACTCCGTGGACGTTCTCGAGGTGCTCATCGAGTGAAGTCGTTCCTGGCGGCGTGACCCCACACTGCGGGCACGAACCACCGGACGTGGGTGTCCTCAAAGAAGGTTTTGGTTCTATAGACGTTTCTGAGGACATGGGCGTCCTATGGATGTCCGCTGGTGAAGCCTCCATAGGACCTGGGTGTCCGCTGGAGAGCGTGTAGACGTTCAGATCCCACGTTCCATCGGGCTTTTTATTCCTTCGGATCGCAAGCAGATCGAGCTTCTCTAGCTCCTCGATGATTCGTCGAACGTGTCGTTCGCTCATCTGGCAGTGCTCGGCTAGATGCTTCTGCGACGGCCAACAGACGCCAAGGTCATTGCAGGAGTCCGCGAGCTTCAGCAGGATCAGCTTGGCTGAAGACGTCGGGACGGTTTGACGCCAGGCCCAGCTCGAGACGTGGACGCTCACTCCGAAGCTCCCCGAGCAAGAGCGGCCTCAGCTGCGTAGCTACAGCCAACGCCGTCCCACTGCTCTTCCCCGTAACCACCATTCTCGGCAATCGCCTTCAGCGCGTCCTCCAGCTCAACGATCCGCTCCCAGTTCCGAATAGGGCCTTGCCGGCTTAGGGCTTCTATGCGTTGGGCGCGGGTCACGCTTCGGGCTCCCCGGCTGAATCGGGGGTGGTGGAGGCGGCGAGGGCTTCACGCAATCTGCAAGAGAGGCAGTCTCCGGCGACGATTAGGTGCCGCTTTGAATGACCACCGTGGGCGTCGTCGTTGTTTTCAATCGCCTGCGCCGCCTCCACCACCGTGAGGAGCACCCGACATTCGCTCGGCCAGATCTCACCGTAGTCCTCGGGGTCGCCTTCTGCGATAGCACGCAGCCGCTCAACTACGCTCGCTGCTTCGGGGCTACCCACGCCCTAGACCTTTCCGCGCAAGCTCGATCAGCCAGAGAACGGTCGGCGGGTCGGCGGTGGCGATGTGCTCCGCGAACCGCGATGGCGAGTCGGGATCCTCGAAGCAGTCCGCGACCACAACCACGTCACCGACCCGGAGCACGCCCTGCGGATAGCCGCCTGTCCACTCCCAGGGACGACCACCTTCATCAGCAGCGAGCGCGATGCGTTCGACTTCCTCGAGGCGGGCTGCTTCGGGGCTACCCACGGGCCACCGCCTTTACCTTCCTCTTGCGCGGCATAACGCTCAGGTCGATGTACCAGCGGTCGAAGCCGTACTGACCGCCGGGGCGAATCGTGAAGCCGGTGCGTCCATGCGGCTTCTTCTCGGGCTTGCCAAAGAGAACGCCGGGAATCGAGGAGGCGATTGTCTCAGCCACCATCAGCGGCGTGAGAGCGGTCTCAGTCCAGGGAACTGCGATGAGGTCAAGGTCGCGCACATTGCTTCCGTGAACTGCGACCGCGTACCCCTGGTTCCGCACGGCGTTCTGAGCGGCCCGCAGCGCGTGCTCGCGTGTGACAAGCATGGTGCGCGGGGCTGCTCCGGGGCTAGTCGGCATCGGCCACCCGTGTCCTCGGAAGCTCGCCCTTCCAGTTGCAGTAGGCGCATCCTGAGAGTTCGCCCGCGTCGAAGTGCCACTTGTTGTGATAGCGACCGCAGCGAGGGCACGTCCGCTCCCATTCCGGCCACGGGAACGGTTCGTCCTTAGGCCAGTGCGGAGGGATGGTCGGCTCAGCCATGCGCCTCCTCCTCGCTCTGCTCGGGTAGGGCTGCGCGAGCTTCATCACGAAGCCAGCTAGGAAGCGCCCACTCCTCGACCGTGCCGTTCGGCAGCTGCCACGTCAGAACTCTCTCCAACGCGGCCTCGACCTGTTCGAGTTGGCGACGAAGCTCCCGCACCTCGGCCTCAGGATCCGCGCAACCAACGAGGTAGTAACGGCCCGACCTGCGGCCTACTCCCCTGATCGCCGGACTGCGGGTGAGCGCAGTCAAGAGCGTGGCATCTGGTTCAACGCCTCGTGGCTTCACGCCGATCGTGTCGAGTCGTGCGGAAATCTCCCGGTAGTGCAGCGGCTCACCTGCATCGCGGAGCACAGACTCAGCTTTGTCGATCAACTCGCGGCCTCCGAGACTAGCCACGCTCATTCCCCG